CATTAATACCAATAATGAACTATAGGGGGTAAGGGGGTTCCTTAAGGTTCTTTAAGAACTATGGTTTATCTAAAGTCCCTATAGAGTTTGTATAGGTTATTAATAATGGTCTTCTCTATAGAGAAACCAAAGGTACCCCAAGGGTATCCCCAAGTTACCCAAAGATACTAATGGCTCTCGAAACAGCTACCTATATTAATGGTCTCGTCCCTGCTAATCCTTTGGGATCAGATGCCATTGCTTATGCCGATGATCACCTCCGGCTTATTAAGTCCACCCTGAAGGCAACCTTCCCGAATATCACGGGGCCTGTAACTCTGAATCAGGCTCAGGTTAATAGCGCGATGCCTATGGGCGGAATCATTATGTGGAATGGTGCCACTATCCCGGCAGGGTGGGCACTGTGTAATGGTCAAACCGTAGCCCGCTCTGATGGTGGCGGAAACATTACTACCCCCGACCTTCGGGACCGCTTCATCGTAGGTGCTGGTAATAGTTATGCCCTAGGGAACCTCGGGGGTGCCGCAGTGTATTCCCTCACTGTTGGTCAACTCCCTGCGCATAACCACGATGGCTGGACTGATGTTCAGGGAACCCACCAACACAATGGCGCAACTACCTCGGTAGGGGATCACACCCACGGTCTCCAGAACCTTGGCTCCGTCCAAGCTGGTGGGGATAACGGTGGTGCCAATGTCTCGGTCTCTACCGGGTACTCCTCGGGACGCTTCCAGGCTCCCACGGCTGCTGCTGGGGGTCACTTCCACACGTTCACCACAGATGCCCAAGGGGCCCACCAGCACGCCATTGGGATTGGTACACGTGGTAATGGGGACCTCATTGAGAACCGTCCTCCGTTCGCTGCCCTCTACTACATCATGAAGGTCTAAGCTCAGATGCCTATTGAATCTGCAAACTACATCTCGCAGCTTGACCCCGCGAACCCCCTCAGTACCGATTCGGTCTCCCAGGCCGATGACCATATCCGCACTATCAAGCTGGCCCTCAAGAACACCTTTCCGAACCTCGACGCCCCTGTGTCCCTCACGGCTGCCCAGTTGAGCTACCCGGTTCCCAAGGGTGTGATCGTCCTGTGGTCTGGTGCCATTGTGGACATCCCGCTTGGCTATGCCCTCTGTGATGGTACCAATGGAACCCCCAACCTCCGTGACAAGTTCGTGGTGGGCGCAGGGACTACCTACGCGGTGGCTGCCACTGGTGGGTCTGTCAATACGGCTATGGCGGGCTCCCATACCCACACGGTCAATGGAGCTACCGCAGGGGCCCCAGGGGTTACCACGGGTTCCGTTCAGGCTGGCACAGGGGCCACGGTCGTCACGGCTGTAGCTGCTCCCGCTAATCACACCCACACGGCAAACCTAGTTGGGGACCATCAGCACGCCTCGCTGCCCCCGTACTTGGCTCTGGCCTACATCATGAAGACGTAATCAATGCCGACTCTCCCGCTTCGCAAGTTGGGGGGCGTGGGGGTCATCACTGATGCCAACCCGTACGACCTCCCGCCTAACGCTTTCTCTGCTGCCAACAACGTCATCTTTGATGAGGACCGGATTACTCGGGCCCCCGTGTTCAAGCAGCTATTCAATCCCATCCGGTCTGCGCTGACCTATGACGCAGCCCCCGGAACCTTCGATGCCAACACGAACCCGTATGACTCAGCCCAAGGTGGTACTTCTGCGCTTGCTCGTTTCGTTAGCTCTTATGCTGACGCCCAAGTTGGAGAGGCTGTCTTCGTCTGTGAAAGAGACGGTACCGTTCGTGCGTATCCTAGCAACGTCCTAACGTTCCTCACGCCCACCTCAGGAACCATCACCAACGATAACCCGTGGTCTCATGCGCAGGTCGGGGGGATTTCCTTCCTGGCTCGCAAGGGTATGCGCCCGTACGTGCGGAACATTCCGAACAATGACCCCGCGTACTCTCAGATTGCAGGGGACTGGGTAGCCACGGATACCGCTGCTGTGGTCCGTCCGTTCCTCGATTACGCAATCATGATGAACGTCGAGAAGAACGGGGTGAAGTACCCCACGATGTTCAAGTGGTGTAACCCCATACAGTACGGGGCTGCCCTCAGCACGATCAATTGGGACCCTTCGAACCCTGCCTATGTGGCTGGTGAGAACGTCCTCTCTGAGATGCGCTCCCCTATCCGTGATGGTCTCGTGCTCGGGAACTCCTTCATCGTCTACAACCAATCACAGTTGTGGATCGTGGACTACCGTGGGGACTCCGCAGTCTTCGGGTTCCGTAGGCTCCCCTTCGAGGGTGGCATCATCAACACGAACTGTGTGGTCGAGGTCGAGGGTCAGCACTTCGTCTTTGGTGAAAATGACATCTACCTCCACGATGGCATCTCCAAGAAGTCAGTGGCTGATGGTCGTGTCCGTCGCACCATCTACAACACCCTTGATCGAACCCGGCAGACCTCCTGCTTCGTGGTCCACGACTCCGTTGCGAACCTGATCCACTTCTGCTACCCCACGCTACAGGATGAGGCTGCCTTCGTTAAGGCTGACTTCTGTAACCAAGCAGCAATCTACAACTACAAGACGGATACATGGTCCTTCATGGACCTCCCGAATGTGGTTGGTGGTGCAGAGGCCAATGCGTCCCTGGTGGCGAACTCCTTCCCGGATGTCACCGATACCTACGAACTCTACAACACGAGCTACACGAGCTTCATTGGTACTACGCCGAAGATGCCCATCATGCTCTCCGTTGCGGATCAGGACGCAGGGATCACGGATACCCGAGTGTTCGCTGTGGATCTCCCCACGGCTGGCCTTGTGAACCTCCCGGCACACCGAGAGACCCTAAAGACAGCCTATGTGGAACGCACAGGGTTGGACATGGATAACTCGGGGCTTCCTACGAGTCTCCGAGGCTACAAGTTGATTCAGAGCTTGGTGCCCCAGTGTTCCTTCGAGGACTCCACGGGTGTCTTCACGTTCCAAGTGGGCTCCTCGGATCTCCCCACGCAGACGGCAGCCTACCGCTCGAGTCAGACCTACAGCCCCGCTGAGGACTACAAACTTGACATGATGGTTGCTGGTCGATACCTCGCTTACAAGGTGAGTACCGATTCGATCTCCAATTTCCAGTTCTCCGGTATGGACTTCGATGTCAAGGCACTGAGCAGACGATAGAGACGCTGATGATCTACACCTTCCCCCTTCAAAAATACGTACGCGCAGATGTCCCACAAAACCCTCAGTCACAGGTCCTCTATCTCACCGAGGAACTGAAGAAACTGGAACGGACACTTGCAACCATCACTGCTGCCCTTGAGCAGATTGGCGTACACGTCCCTTAAACCTAGAGAGTAATACCCAATGATCAGCTTCCAAGTTGAGAGGTGGGGAGATGTCGTAGATGAAATGAGGCCCCTATGGAGCCTTCATTGGTCTGAGGTCTCCACGGACCACGACGTAGTCCCCCTCCAAATCAACGAGCCCGTCTACCGCGCCCACGACTCCGCAGGAACCCTCCTGCTTGTAACCATGCGAGTAGATGGGAAGCTGGTTGGGTACCACACGACCTTTCTTGCCCCACACCTCCACTCTGCCTCCACCTTGTACGGCTTCACCGATCTCTACTTCATCCTCCCGGAATGGCGTCGAGGGTGGTTGCCGGTGAAACTGTTCCGCTATGTCGAAGATCGCCTTCGAGAAGCTGGAGTGGTCAAGGTAACGACAGCGACAGAGGAAGTGTTGGAGCGGGGGGCCATCTTCCGTCGTCTCAAGTACAAAAAGACTGAGACGGTCTATACCAAGGTTCTCTAATGTTTAAATCCATTCTCCGATTGGTCGCCCCTGCCCTCGGGTTGCGGCTCGGGGTAGAAGCCATCGGCGGCATCGGTGCAGCCCTCGGTGCTGCGAGCAGTATCTTTGGGGACGATAGTTCCGCACAGAACGCCCAAGCACAACAGGCTAACGTCAACTCCCCGTGGTCCAAGGCTCAACCGTACATCCTCGATGCTTACGATCAGGCCAAGACGAATCTTAATAACAACCTCACGGGCGCCTATAGCGGCCCCCGCACGGCAGGGTTGAACGGGTACCAGACCAACGGTGCCACTAACACGGGTGATTGGGCCTCCACATACGGCTCACAGATCCCAACCCAGTTGCTCAACGGTGGGACCTCGATGATGGGTGCTGGTGCCAACTTTGGTTCCAACGCTCAGAACATCATCAACAAGGCCGGTACCGACCAGACACAGAACTTCCTGTCCCAAGCTAACCAGTACGCCAACAACCCGTACGTGGATGGTCTGATCGATGCAAACTCCCGAGACATCACGCGGAACCTCAACGAGAACCAACTTCCCTCGCTGAATCTTGCGGCAGCGGGTACCGGCAACACGAACTCGACGCGTACTGGGGTCTCCCAGGCTATCGCAGAGCGTGGTGCGTCTGATCGATTGGCTGACGTATCGAACAATATCCGTAGCTCGTTCTTCAACAACGGGCTCAACATGGCGCAGAACCAGTACAACACTCAACAGTCTCTCGCCAGCAACACCAACCAACAACTCGGTCAGGCATACCAACTCGGTACAGGCTCTCTCACGGCTGCCCAACAGGCAAACGGCAACAACTTCGACCAGACCCAAGCGGCTGGCGGGGTGTTCCAAGGCCAACAGCAGAAGGAATACGACGCTGCGAAGGCTGCCTACGGCGAAGGCCAGAACACCAACCTCGATCTCCTCTCGAAATACATGGGGATCATCAACGGCAGTTATGGCGGTCAAGGCGTTGGTGGCACGGTGTCTTCCCCGATCTCCTCTGGTATCCAAGGTGCCCTTGGAGGTGCTCAGGCTGGCGTGGGTCTCTACGGGAAACTCGGTGGCTACAACACGTCTACCCCGATGTCTGGTCTGGAAGGTGGCTACAACAACGTAACAGGCGCGGGCGCATTCGACAGCGTTGACGCATACGGTTAAGGAAAAACTATGGCGTACAACCCCCAGGATTACTACTCGCTCATCGCGCAAGCTATGGGTGGTACGAACCCTAACGTAGCCCCTGTCAACGCGGGGGATCAGGCTGAAGGTGAGCAGGTTCCCGCGTACATCCTCGAGGCCCTCAAAGCCCAACAGGCCCAACAGCAACCGGCTCCCGACACTCCGCTTGGTCAAGCGATGGTTCCTCAGGCTCCCGATACGCCTTTGGGGCAAGCAATGGGTCCCCAAGGTGCTCCGCAGCAACCCCAAGCCCCTCAGCAACAGCCTGGATTCCTCGACCGTCTCAATGGTCGTGGGGACTCAGCATCGATTTATGACGGCCTGATCAATGGTGGCGCTGCAATGCTCGGTGCCAAGAACCTCAAAGAGGGCCTTGCTGCCAACATCACAGGCTTCAACGATTCCTACGATGCCAAGACGGCCAAGGACAAGCTCGAGAACACGCCTAAGGTTACGGATGTGGCGGGCGGCGCATTCGCTTCTGTTCAGCTTCCTGGCAAGATGCCGGTGCTTATGTACCGCTCGCAGGTCGCCAACTACCTCACGCAGCAGAAGATTGCTGAGGGTGAGGCCAAGGGCAACGCGATTGTCCTCCAGGCTCGAGTCGGCCAGGCGGTCGCTGCTGGTAAGAAGGCTGACGAACTCGAAGCAACTCACGCAGGTGACGCAGGACAGGCAGCAAGCAACATCAAGGAACTCCGGGATATCGCGGGTGAGCTTCAGCAAACCGACTCGGCCACGGGTCCAATCGTTGGTTCACTGCCAAAGGGTGTCCGCGATGTGGTCACCCCTAGTGGCTCCGCCCTCCAAGACCGTGCTGAACGCGTTATCCAGGCGGGATTGCGGAACGTCCTTGGTGCTCAGTACACCGAGAATGAGGGCAAGTCCTTCATGGCCCGTGCGTACAACCCGCGACTTTCTGAAGCGGAGAACGCTCGGCGTGTGCTCGCTGCTGCTGACGAAATGGAACAACTAGCGAAGGACAAGCAGGGAGCTATTGACTACTTCCGAAGCAAGGGGACCCTCGATGGCTTCAGGCCCAGTGCTACCCCCGGTAGCGCCCCTCAAACCACCCAACGTCCCTCTGCCGCCCCTGCAGGTGGTGTTCGAAATGAAGACGCAACTGCCGCCGAAATGCGCCGTCGAGGATTCCTGAAATGAGCTTAGACCTCACGAGTATGTCCGATGATGACCTGAAGGCGCTGTATGCCAACACTCAGGCCATTCACAACAACGAGTCCAATGGTGCGCCGGATTCGTCAACCATCGTCAACCCGGCGAGTGGTGCGCAAGGCTCGATGCAAGTCATGCCTAACACTCAGAAGGACCCCGGATTCGGTGTGAAACCATCGGACGGTTCTCCTGAGGATACAGCGCGTGCTGGTCGTGATTACTACGCGGCCATGCACCTGAAGTACAAGGACCCCATGACTGCGGCTGTCGCGTACAACTGGGGACCGGGAAACGCCGATAAGTGGATTAAGAACGGTGCCAAGCTTGAGGACCTTCCCGATGAAACCCTGAAGTACGTCTACAAGATGCACGCGCAACAACCCGCTGCGGATACTCAGGACGCCCCCAAGGCTGCCACTGCAGTCCAAGCTTCGGCTCCCCAAGTTGCCACAGGCTCCGTCACGAAGCAAGGTGCCAAACCGGCCCCTCAGGCTCCCCAAGAGGCCCCGAAGGAACAGCCTAGTTTCCTCAAGACCGCCGATGATTTCGTACGCGGTGCGGCGGACACTATGACCTTCGGGATGGCGGATAAGTTTGCCGCCAAGATGGATGAGCTTACCGGACGGACCAAGGGCACCACGTACGACCAGAACCTTGCGGCTGAACGCCAGAAGGACAAGGACGGCGGTGTCGCCAATACCGTTGGTCAGGTCGCTGGTGCCTTCGTACCGGGCCTCGGCGTCCTGAAGGCTGCCCAGGCTCCTGCAACGGCCTCTAGGCTCGCTCGTGCGGGCTACGGGGCTGCTACGGGTGCTGCGATGGGTGCTGTAGGCGGTGTGGGACACAACGATGATGATAGTCTCGCAAGCAAAGGTGTAGATGCCCTCAAAGGTGGTGCCATCGGTGCCGCCCTCGGTGGTGTTATTCCTGCGGTACTCCCGGCAACTCTCGAGCAGAAGGTTGGTAGTTACATTGGCAAGCATGGTGGTGAAGAACAAGCCCGCCGTGCTGCTGAGGCAACCAAGGCCCTCAAGACCCTCTCGGAACGCGAGACACAGGGTGGTGTAGCACTGGGTGCCAAGGATGCCAATGCAGTCGGCAACAGGTACGTTCAGGAAGCTATGGACGCCACCACGGACAAGGGCCTTCGCACGGCTCTCCAGCGTGGGCGTGCACTCACTGATGAGGATCTCGCCAAGCTTCCCCCGGAGATCGCTGACCAGATCAAGATGCAACAGACGGTCCAGGCACTCACTGCTGCGAAACCTGCTAATAACAACATCCTGGCCCGTGCTGGTCGGATGGTTGCGGATAACGTAATCCCTATCAAGCCCGTGCGGGACTATGTGGTCAATCACGTCCTCGGGGGTCGTGCTACTCGTGAGCAAGTCATCCAGGACCTGATCAAGCAGTCCAAGGTGGCTAATGCCGTCTCGGAGAAGCTTGGGCCCTCGGGTGCCTCTAAGGGCCTAGAAGCCCTCAGGCAACAAGCGGCTGCTCAGGCTGCTGCACGGGGTACTACGGTAGGCCAGAACGCTACTGACGGTGCTGCTAGGGCAGCCCAACGTGCTGCTGACAAGGAAGCTGCTGATATTGCCAAGGGTGTTATGAAGAACGGTTTCGACCGTGCCTCTACCCAACGTGATACCGCTGCCTTCATTGCCAAGGGTCGCCAGAAGGAAGCACAGGCCCAAGCTGCCGCTGACCTTGCTCGGAAGGCTGACATTACCAAGCGTACCTCAGGGTACGTGAAGGAACGTCTTGCTGCTGCTGCGGATTCTAACGGTGCGCGTCTGGAGGCCACTGCTGCAGAACAACAACAGGCTGCACAAGCCCAAGCTGCCCGTGTTCAGGCATCTCAGGGAAACCTCGAGAACTCCCTTCAGGTCCGTCAGGCTAACTCAACGGCTGTCCGTGGTGAGCAACAGGCTGCACAGGCCCAGGCTGCTCAGGAACAGGCCCGTGCTCTTGCACAACAGGCTCAGGCTGCTCAGGCTGCCCGTGAGCGTCTTGCTGGTCGTGTTGATGCTAACGCTGCCAATCGTCCGGTACGTCCTACGCCTGAGGTTTCCCCTGATCCTGCTATCGCTGATGCTGCCCGCAAGGCTGCCTCGAAGGCCCGCTTGGTTGCCAAAGAGAACGCAGCGATGAAAGACGCCCCTGCACGTGCTTCCGCAAGGACCGCACAGGCTGAAGAGGCTGCTACGGCTGCTGCTCATGCTGAAGGTGCTGCCAAGGTTACCCGCGGTGAGTTCCCGGATGCTTGGGATCAGAAGGGTGCTGTGCAAACAGTGCTGTCTCACGTAGACATCGACCCGAAGAACGCCGAACACCTCGCAGCAATCAAGGACACCCTGACGAAGTACGCCTCGGAATCCCCGGATAAAGCTCGAGATGTTGCCCAGTTCCTCGGTAAGGGTACCAAGAAGCTCGAAGGTGACAGGTATTACGGCATCAACGACCGTCTCAAGAGTGTCCACGGCGGCCGTACGCCCCCTCAGGCATCCCAAGGTGCTCTCTCGGAGTCCCCTGGTGCTGGTGCGCTGACCGTTGAAGATGAACTCCGCAAGATTGCCTACCAAGGTGGCAAGCAGAACCGTCAGAACTACGCCAAAGAGGTGTTTGAGGCTGCTCCCACGGAGTCCACACGTACCGCAGTGGCGAAACTCTCAACCCTGAAGACTCCTGAGGCTCGAGAAGCACTCTTTAACTCGATCCACGCGTCTGCAACTGATGCGGAGAAGAAGTTTATGGATCAGAAGGTAAAACACATGATCCATTACAGGAAACCTGAATGAAAGTAACAGAAATGTTGTCCCTACTCTCGGCGTTTGATGAAGTCTACGCGTCGAGTTATCTAACCCACAAAGAAAAGGCTGTCATCGGTACCGAAGTGCTCCTTCGGCTCCCCCATGTCGGCCTGTTTGAAGCGTCAGACGATACCTTGAAAGCAGTAGTCCGCTCGATAGGTGATCGCGTAGCCCAATTGGAGGAAACCGATGGATTCAACGGACGCACCGGAAGTACCCAAGAAAAGCCCGCGAAAGAAGCGCCAAAAGGAAGCCCCACGAACCCCAAAGGGTCAAGGGTACTTCGCGGAGCTTCAAAAGACGCCTGAGGGACGTGCCCAAATGGCTGAATGGCTTAAGAAAGCCCATGCCAAAGCGGGCCGTCCCAAGGGAGCCACTGACGGGTACTCTAAGTACCGCAGAGACAAAATGATCGCTGAGGCTACGGCTGAGGCAAAGGTGATAGTGAAACGTATGGAAGAAAAAGGCATTGTCATTCCCAAGGATGCAGCCGCACGGGAAGCCTTCGAAACCGTGGTTACCGAAATGCGCCGAAAGGATCTTCTGCCCAAGGACAAGCTTGCGTTCGCGCGGACTGTTCTTGAGTGGTCGATGGCTAAACCCGCAGCGGAGTCCACGGTTACCGTGAAGAAGGCTGAGGATTTCTTGGACGAGATCGCAGGAGATATGTAACGCATGCAAAGAGAGGTCCGCAAGCGTTTGTTTGAGGACTTCGAATTCTACGCGAAACACGCTCTGAAGATACGAACCAAAGAGGGGACCATTGCGCCCCTCGTCCTTAACGACGCGCAAAAGATATTCATCAAAGTTGTCATCCGGCAACTCCAAACAACCGGAAAGGTTCGCGTGGTGGTCCTTAAGGGACGCCAGCAGGGCCTCTCCACTATAATTGAGGGGATTATTTATTGGTGGTCCAGTCAGCACAAGGCTGTCAAAGCCATTGTCATGACACACCAGGGGGAGAGTACCAAAGCGCTGTTCGAAATGAGCAAACGCTACCACGAGTCCTGCCCTGAAATCCTCAAGCCACACACGAAGTATAGCTCCCGCAAAGAACTAACATTCGACCTCCTAGATAGCTCCTACATGGTTGCTACTGCTGGTGGTGAGGGTGTTGGTCGCGGTGAGACGATTCAGCTTGCCCACCTCTCTGAGGCTGCCTTCTACCCTCCTGCAACGGCCCGTGACAATATCAACGGACTTATGCAAGCGATACCGAACTCCCCAGGAACCTTCGTGTTCATTGAGAGTACCGCTAATGGCATCGGCAACCCCTACCATGAAATATGGACCAACGCGGTTAATGGGACTAACGAGTACGAGGCGGTATTCATCCCTTGGTTCATCCAGAAGGAATACCGCATGGAGGTCCCAGCGGGTTTCGAAAGGACCCCGGAGGAAGATGAGCTAGTCAAGAAGTACAGCCTAGACGACCAGCAGTTAATGTTCCGCCGTCGCAAGATCGCAGTCAACGGCCTGGAAATGTTTCAGCAAGAGTATCCGTGCCACGCTGACGAGGCCTTCCTGACATCCGGGCGTCCCGTGTTCAACCCTCAGCAACTCCAAGGGCTGATCGAGAAGTCTCCAGAGATTGTCTCTAGGCTGGAGCTGGTCACTGACGATTTCGAAGAGTCCCCCCGTGGTTCCTTGATTCTCTACCAGCACGTCAACCCAGGGGAGACCTACTATATTGGGGCTGACGTGGCTATGGGCGTACGTGGGGGAGACTGGTCTGTCGCACAGATCCTCGACTCCAAGAAGCAGCA